CCCTTTGCTCCGATCGTTATCGACCAGGCGAAGCTGAACGAGATGGCGCAGTGGGCCGACCGCGAGCTGCGCGGCCCCGAGAAGGTCATGCTATTCGAGTGGCTGAACATGCAAGAGCAATTGGCGCAGTCCGCCGCACAAGTTGCGGCTCCACCCGCGCCACCCGCTCCGGCCGCTCCACCGGCGGCGCGCCCCTCTCAGTCACATATGCCGACGATGGGCGGACCCGCTAAAAAATGATCCGCCACTGGACTCTCGCCGCTGGACTTGTGCTCGCCGCCACGGCGGCGCACGCACAAGCTGTCATTCAGTCTGGCCCTTGGCAGTTGGGGCATGCCCCGATGTATGTCGGCGGCGGAAACGGCGGGGTTCCGCCGGTTATGGATGCCGGCAATGCCAGCGGTTATTCTGTAGCCGGCACGACGGGAACCGGCTTTAGCGAGACCCTACAGAAAAACCGCAGCCCCTTACCGGGGAGCGGTAGCGGGCCGCTTGGGGCTCACAACTGCGCCTACAGCACGCCCGACGCACCGCTTTCGGCGACCTTCAGCTACTTCTGTGTTGATGCCAACATTGGGGGGAACCCCGCGATTGTGGTTGGCGGCAATCCGCCGGTCTCGGGTCTTTCGGTATGGATCAACGGCATTGAGCATACCTTCTCCCCTGCGACGGGGGCTTCGCCGCAATGCGTTAACCCGGTGGCGTATGGCGCGGACCCCAACGGGGTGGCCGACAGCACCGCCGCCTTCAATGCCGCCGTCGTCGCGGGCATGACGAGCGCTGGCGTTTGTATCGAGTTCCCGCCAGGTACGTTCAAATCGGCAACCGGCTATACCATAACCATTCCCAACGGCACGGTTTCAGCCACTGTCAAGGGCTCGGGAACGGCCGTGACGCGTCTCTATATGCCGAACACTGTGACGGCGGGGTTGCGCTTCATCCGTGGGACCGGGCCATCCTTCGCGCAGGGGCAGATAACTCACGTATCGGACTTGGCGATCCTGACGGGGGCGGTTGATGGCGGGATCGGATTGTTGGACACTTCCGGCGCGTCGGGCAGCAATGTTGGAACCGATCGGATCAACTTAATCGTTGCCGGGAACACCACTAGCCAATATTGGACGAAGGGGATCGAGGAAGATGCGCGCGCCGTCACAAGCGGCGGCAATCCCGGTTTCGTTAACTACAGCAACGTCAATATCACCGGCGGCAGCGCCCAAGGGACTCATGGGTTGGGTATCGGCGTTCAATTACTTGGTCCCAACGATTCGGCTTTTTCGGCGATCGAATATAACTTCTCAACGCCGTTTTTTGGCTTCCTTGCGGTTGGGCTGGATACCGGCCCCAAAGACGTTCAGGGAATCACGCTGTCGCAGGCCAATTGGGTCAATGGCGGGATCGGGATTCGCATCCCGTCCGGCGGCACGGTGGAAGTGCTTACCGTTGAGAACGGATCACAATTTGGCGGCGGCGATAACGCCATCGAGATTGACGGCACGTTAGAGGGACTGTGGGTCCAGAACAGCTTGTTTTACGTTCAAAGCACCAGCGGCCCGACATCCGCCATTCATGTGAACGCGGGCGGCAGTTTGGATGATCTGTCGTTTCAAAACAACCAAGCCTACGGAGGGTTTGGGGCCGGAGGCAATTACCTCATAAATTTCTCTGGCGGCTCCTCCGGCGTTCGCGGCCTCATTTCCGGCAATATTATCAACACCTTCGCGTTTGGCGTCAACCTCCAGGGCAGCGGCACGACGAACGTTAGAGACTACAGCGTTTATGGGAATAACTTTCAGAATGTTGCGCAGCCTTTTATCGACTCCACCAACGCCGACAACAACCGATCGTTTGACTTGAACGGGAAGTCAGCTCTGCTGCTGGACTCGTCCGACAATCTTTTGGTCGGGGCCGCCGGGGTCAACAGCGTCTATATCAACACGCCCTTTCACACCTATGCGGGGCTGGATATCGGAACCGGGTTTGGGTTGAGCTTGGCGGGTACGCCAGTCCTAAATCTAGGAACTGCCGATGTAGAGCTTGGAATAACGGCGGTCGGCAGTGGCACCAATGTCTCCGTCACCGGCACGGGTGATCTTCGGGTGCCGGCGACGGTGACGGCTACCGACTTCGCTTCTGCGGGTCAATTCGGCATCAGCACGTCGGCCACGGTCAGCGGCTGCACCCTGACTTACACCAAGGGGCTGTTGACAGCAGTCGGAGGTAGCTGTTGACCACATCGATTGATGTCGTCAACTACGCGCTTGAGCTGATCGGATCGCAGCAAACGATCACATCCTTCAACGATGTGCCGGTCGGGCTCGCGGCCAATATCATCTATGTGCCGACCATACAGCTCGTGATGTGGCAAACCCAACCGGACTTCGCTCGCGTCGAGGGTCAAGCCCTAGCGATAGCCACCGGCAAGACGGCCCCGCCAGGGTGGACGTATGTCTATACGTACCCTTCCGATTGCGTGCAGATGCGGTATGTTTACCCTGCCATCTGGCCGCCTTTTGATCCCCAAGCGATACGGTCCAGCATCGGCTTCGATAAAACCGCCACCGCCGCTAAGGTCGTCTGGAGCACCGTCCAGAACGCGGTGGCGAGCTACACGTCGTCAGCGGTAACGGAGAACCAGTGGGATTCCGCCTTCATGCAGGGCGTAATCCGCCAACTCGGCAACGTGCTGTCGATGGCCCTCGCCGGTCGTCCTGAGTATGCGCGTGAGCTTTTGCAGCAAGCCGAGATGTACCATCAGATGGCGGAATCCTTGGACGAATCCGGGGTGCGGCCCTGATGGCCACGGATGTCGAAGGACTCTGTAACCAAGCGCTGCGCCTCATCGGTTACAAAATGCGCATCGGCTCAATCTATGAGGGAAGTGAGCCAGCTAAGGCGTGTCTTGAACTCTACGGACAAACTAGGGATGAGCTTTTGCGCGAGCTGTATCCCGACTTCGCGCGCGTCAACGATGTGGCGCTCAGCTTGCTCAAAGGTCCGCCGCCGCCCGGTGGCTACAACCCCGCACAGCCGTGGAGCACGACCTATCCGCCATTCCCGTGGCTCTACGAGTACGCCTACCCCGCTGACTGCCTCCAGTTCCGCGGCATCATTCGGCCTCCCGGCATGTTGCCGATGCGCGATCCCCGCCCGGTGCTATGGAGCGAGAGCAGCGATAACACGCTGGCGACACCAGCGCGGGTGATCCTGACGAATGTGGCGGGCGCGATCGGGGTGTATTGCGGCCAGATCACCAACCCGGCGGCATGGAACCCGCTCTTTACTGCAACCTTTGTCGAGAGCTTGAGTAAGAAGCTATCGGTGCCGTTGGTGCAGAACCTTGACCTTGCCAAGCTGACAGCGCAAGAGAGTGCCGCTGAGGCTGTCGTCAGCGACCAGCATCGAGGCTAGGGATGTGCGACGAGAAATTCTCCGAGATGACGGAACGAGTGGCCGCTGCCGCCTATGCGGAATTTTCGGATAACGATCCGACTGCCGAATTCGCGTGGTGGTACGGCAAGGATGAAGGCGAGCCCTACGATTGGCGGCGGGAAGCTGATAGCACATCAGTCGGGACTGCGGGCTTTCTTCGGTGCGCTAGGGCCGCGATAGCTGCGATGCGTGAGCCGACTGAGGCGATGAGGGGGGCTGGGAAGCTGGAAATGATCTATGCAGAGGCCGGCCCATCTCATCTAGCTTTGGCCGATGATTGCGCGGCCCCAGTCTGGCGGGCGATGATCGACGCGGCGCTCAAAGCGTAGGCCCCGAACTTGAGTGCATTAGCTGAGGTTTTTGAGATCATTTTGAGCTTGCCGCGATCGGCCTTCGGAGACTTCTCGCGCATTATTCCACTTGAGGTTCCCGAGGGGCTGTACGCGCGTTTCATGATTGAGCGGCATGGCTTGCCTGAGCCCGTGTTGGTGGTTGAGGGGCTGCCGTTGCCCAATATCCTTTTCAAGGGAGTCGCGGTTCACCCTCCGATTGCCGCGATAAACGGCCGTGCAACCTGAGGATATTGTCAACCGCGCACTTGATGTTCTGCCCGGCGTCCGCCGCACGATCGGCTCGCTGGAGAGCGATGGCACGACCGAGTCGGAAGCCGCGCGTCGCATTTACGGGCGCGAGCTGCGGGCATTGCTGCGAGCCGCACACTGGGATTGGGCACGCAAACGCACCACCCTGTTCCTGCTCGCCGACGCGACCGGGCAAACGCCCAATGTCAGCACCTATGTCGAGTACCCGTGGATTTACGCCTATGCGTGGCCGAACGATTGCGTGCGGGCGCGGTGGCTGCCGTGGACCGGCACGCCGCCAGGTGCGCTCGCAGGCTTTGGTGCGCCGCCGCAAAACATCCAGCCGGTTCCCGGCAATGTGCCGATATCTTCTGGCCTCAACGTCGTGTCGCCCGGCCTGGCGGCCTTTGAGGCTCCGGCGCGGTTTCTCGTCTCGTCAACCGATCAATATCCGTCGCAGGCCGGCAACCCGCCGTGGGATCAGGTCGCCGATTACGAAGGGCTGGAGGGCACCGGGCCGGTCAACCGCCGCGTCATCCTGACCAACGTGCCGCCGCAGATACAGCCGCTGGGGGCGCAAACCCTTCCCGGCCCGCAACTGGTGTACACCTATCTGGCGCTCGAATTGGAGTTATGGGACGCGCTCTTTGAAAACGCGATGGTGCATGTGCTGGCCTCCTATCTGGCCCCGGTTGTCATGCCCGACCCCAAGCTCGCATTGGGCGAACGCAACGCCCACGTACAGATCGCGCAGCGCGCGGTGCGGGATGCTCGCGTGGCCTCAGCCCAAGAGGCCGGCTGGAAGCAAACGACCGATCACACGGCCGACTGGATTGCCGCAAGACGATCCGGCTGGGCACGGTGGGGCAACCAGCCGTGGGGCGGCGGTGGTGGCCCCGGCTACTACGGCATGGGCTACGAGGCGATGACCTGGGGCGATGGGTCGGTGTTTTGAAGCTTCAGCCAGCCCTCATGTATCCACTCGACGATTTCCGGCTCGGCCTCGCAGATATCTCGTTCATATTGCTGAGATCGAGCACGGCAGAGTTGCCGCCTAGCCTTGTTGCGTGTCTGACTGCGTTTCATGGCGGCATTTAAAGCATGTCGAGTCCATTTATCGATACCTCATTCTCGAAAGGCGAAATCACCCCTGAGCTTTGGGGTCACGTCGATCTTGCGGCTTTCCACACCGCCGCCGCCACCTGTCGAAACATGTTCGTCAGCTATCGCGGTGGGGCGTACTCCCGCCCCGGCACACGCTACGTTGCCACATCGAGGCAGAGTGCGGGCACCGGGGACTCGCCGCCGCGGTTGATCGCCTGGCAGTTCAACAACCAGCAGGGCTACGTGCTGGAATTTGGCGATCTCTACGTCCGCTTTATCTTTAACGGCGGCTATGTACTCTCGGGCGGTTCGCCCTATCAGATCACCAGCCCCTACAGCGCGGTCCAGGCATTCCAACTAAAATTCGTCCAATCGGCGGATGTCATGACGCTCTGCCATCCGAACTTTAAGCCTTACGATCTGGCGCGCGTCGGCCCAACCAGTTGGACCCTGACGCCGACGCCGGTCGGGGCCACCAACGCGCCGCCGACCAGCGTCACGGCATCAGCCACGACAGCCCCGAGCGGCTCGCTGCTGCCATGCGCTTATGCCTATCAGGTGACGACGGTCGATGCCGTGACGGGGCAAGAAAGTTTGCCCTCGAATATCGCCGATGTGACGAACTCGGTTGATATGTCGGCGACGGCGGGATCGATCATACTGAACTGGACCGCCGCCAGCGGGACGCCGCATTATTACAAAATCTATCGCGCGCCGACTTCGTACAACACGGGCAATTCGACAAATGCCCTGCCGGTGCCGGGCGGCGCGATCTTTGGCTATATCGGCCAGACCCTTGGCACGCAGTTTGTCGATAGCAACATCGTGCCGAACTACACGTTAACGCCGCCGATCTACCAGAACCCGATCGCGCCGGGGAGCGTCGTCAACATCGATATGACGGCCTCTAGCGGTGGCTGGGTAACGGCGACGGTGACGATCAGCTCGATTACGGGGTCGCTTTTCTCGGGGCAACCGATCGTCGTCAACGGCTTTATCGTCGGCGTCAAAATACTGAACGGCGGCATCAGCTACGATTCGTCGGCCGATACGGTGGTGTTCGCCGGGACCGGCGGGGCGTCCGCTACCGCGAACTTCACCACCACGCCATTGAGCGGCACCTATCCGAGCGTTGACGCGTATTTTCAGCAG